AAAGGAGTTCCAGAAAATGGAACATTTTATTTACTTGGTATATTAAAATAATAAGATATGAATGAAAAATTATATAATAAAGCAACTAAAGCTGATTTCAGCAAAATACTCGTCAATAAAGGATATGTCTATTTTACTAAAGGTAAATATAATCTTAATATTATTGGCATCAGAAATGCTAGTAATAGTGTTACTAATAAGTTTGACGATGTTATTGTCGTAGAATATATTGATATGTATGGAGTTAAGAGTAGAGAAATATTTGCTGCTACTACTGACCCTGGTATTACTAGTATGACTAAACCTGTAAGTTATAAAGGTTGTGCTATACTTGTTCCTGGTCAATATCGTTCTGCTTGGAAACTTGGTTATCATAAAGGTAAGTATGAAGCAGTTGTTCAATATAAACCTGTAAAAGTTTATAGAGACAATAATAAAGACAGTATTTATGATTTTAATCCTAAGACTATTGAAAATGGTACATTTGGTATTAATATTCATAAAGCTGGAACACATTCTACATTAGTAAATAATTGGTCTGCTGGTTGTCAAGTATTTGCTAATAAAGGAGACTTTGATAAATTTATGAAGTTAGTTCATTATCAGATTAGTCAAGGTCATGGTAAACTATTTACTTATACTTTAATTAATGAGGAGGATTTGTAATGTTTATACCTAATTATAATAAAGGTTGTTTTGTGATTTTAGTTCTGGCTCTTGTTGTTTGTATATCTGTTATTGTTTATAAACATTATCATATTAAAACTAATAATATTATTGAACAAGATATTGAACTACAAAAACATAATGATAGTTTAAAATTTAAAGTTAATAATTTAGATAGTATTAAAAATGCAAAAGTTCTTGAAGTTGAAGTTCTTGATGATGACAGTACTATTAACTTGTTCTACAATCTCATCAAGTAGAAATTACTCAAGTCCTTCTACGGGGGGGCTAGGTAATGATTCTGTTAAAGTTGCTATTAGTGACATTCGTAAAGCAAATGCTAAACTTGTTCAACTTAAATATGAACAAGAAATAAATTCTAGTCTTAAAGAAATTATTCATAATGATAGTATTATTATTTGTAATAAGAATGTTGATAATAAAGCTTTAACTAATCAAGTTAAGAAATTAAAGAAACAACGTAATATTGGAGTAGGTGCTGCTATTGGCAGCATTCTACTCTTTATTATTTCTATTATTAAATAAGTTATGAATGAAGAAAAAGAATATGTTGAAAAATATATAGATGAATATCCTTTTCTTCAATATTTAAATGAAGATAAATCTCATTATAAACGAGCTAAAGATGAAGGTTATAAAGACCCTAATGATTTGTTTATGATTGGAGATAGTGGAGGTTTTCTTCTTGATATTCGTAGAGGAGATAAGTTTGTTAATACTCATCTTCTTTGTGAAATGGCTGAGACTTATAATAAAAATAAAGGTAAATATACTTTTTATAAAGAAGATTCTATACCTCATAGACAACTTCGTAAAAGAGAAGAATATAGAAGAGAACATGGATATTCAGCTCCTTGTTTTATGAGAGATGGAGTTGTTAGACAACTTCATATTAGTGGTGATATGTATAATTATCTTAATTATATTATTATTGAACAGCTTGATGAAGCTAGTGTTATAGTTACAGACAAAGGTGCAGTTGGTAAGAAGAAACAAGATTTTCCTAAGTTTATTGATGCTCAATTTTGGACTTTTGCCATTATGGAGTTTGTAGAACTTAATGGTTTTCATCTTCTTATAGACAAAACTCGTCGTGGAGGTTTTTCTTATATTATGGCTAGTCATAGTGCTAATAAGATAAATCTTCAACCTAATAAAGTTTGTATTCATGTTGCTGCTGATAGTAAATATCTTACTGCTAAAGGAGGTCTTACTGATTTTACTTTAAAGAATCTTTATTTCTATGAAAATAATACTTTCTTTAAAAGAGGTATTCTAAGTCGTAAACCTGAAAACTTCACTCTTGGTTTTAAAACTCCTGCTGGTGATGTTAGTCCTAAATCATGGAATAGTGCTTTATTTAGTGTATCAGCTAATAATAATCCTGATTGTGCTATTGGTAAAGACGCTATTAGTGTTAAGACTGAGGAGGTTTCTACTATGGAAAACTTCGATGATTACATGAATGTTACTGAACCTGCTATGCGTACTGGTAGTTATGTTACTGGTAACTTGTTTGCTTGGGGTACTGCTACTAGTGGTAATATGCAAGTTTTTGAAAGAAACTTTTATGCTCCAAATAATTTTCATTTTATGCCTTTTGAAAATGTTTGGGACAAAGATTCTAGAAATGAAACTTGTGGATATTTTAAACCTTATTGTTGGGGTCTTCAAGGTCAGATTGGTGGCATTCATGCAATGGATAAAGACGGTAATTCTAATATAGAAGTTGGTCTTCGTATTGCATATAAAGAACGTCAAGATAAGAAAACTCATGCTAAAACTTTTGCTGATTATATTAATTATCTTGGTCAATATGCTAATATGCCTTGTGAGTCATTTAGTTCTACTACTGAAAATCTTTTTAGTTCTGAGAGATTAATGGCTTGGGAAGAAAAACTTAGAAGTGATGTTAGTTATCGTTTTTATGCTGATGGTATTTTTGTAGAAGAAGATAATAAAGTAGTATTTAAAACTAATGAACGTATTCATAAAGAAGGAGGTAAACTTAATGTTGATTTCTATGAATGGATAGAAGGTGTTCCTCGTAAAGGACATGAACATCCTCATGGTTGTGTACGTAAATGGTTTAATCCTATAAAAGTTCCTTATAAAGATAAAGATGGTAGTATTAAAGTTGGTATTCCTCCTGGGCAATATTCTATAAGCTATGACCCTGTTGGTGTTAATAAGGAAAAAGAAGCTATTACTAATAAGCATTCTCATAATAGTATTAGATGTTGGGAAAATCCTACTCAATATAACGGATTTAAAACTAGATGTGTTTGTGCTTATTATGGTCGTCCTGATAAACTTGAAGAGGCTGATTGGATTTGTTATTTAATGGCTAGATATTATAATTGTGTTGGTACTACAGGTGTTGAGGTTAATAGAGGTGAGACTGTTAGTAATTTTACTAAATGGAAAGCTTTAAAGTATTTAATGAAAGACCCTGTTGAACTTTGGGATAGTTCTGTTAAAGCTAAAGTATCTGCTAGTTATGGTATTAATATGGGTGGTGGAGATGGATCTGGAGGAACTAAAGTTCTTGAAGGTTTACGTCTTCTTAAAGAAATGCTTTATAGTGAAGTTGGTAAAAACGAACTTGGTCAACCTGTTTATCTTTTTGAAACTATATATGATTATCAAGCTATACTTGAATTAAAGAAATGGAATAGTAAAGGTAATTTTGATAGAGTTTCTGAAATGATTATTAGAGCTTTACAATGGAGACTTTGTGACGTTAAAGCAGCTAAAGAACTTGTACATCGTAAAAAGACTACTGTAGATAATATTCAAGATGATATATGGTCTAGACCATGGTATGTTTAATTAAAAAGATAAAGATATGATTACACCTAGAAGTGTTTGTGATTTTCCACAACAAAAAGTTAGTGGAGAAGAAAAAGCTAAAGCTAATTGGTACGCTAATAGTATTGATTATATTATTAGTCTTGGTGAGAGTATGAATGATAGAAGTAATGTTGGAGTAAGACTTGACATTCTTCATGGTAATCTTCCTGATGACCTATATCGTAAAACTCTTAATCCTTATAATACTAATAAAGAAAAGTATAAGAACTTTCCTGCTACTCTTCGTAATTATGATATAATGTCTGATATTGTTAGACGTTATATTGGTGAATATTTTAAAGGCAATCACGACTTTGTTGTTGGAGCTAATAATCCTGATATTGTTATTAATCGTGATGCTGCTCTTAAAAAGAAAATATTAGAAGCTGCTGAAAAAGCTTTTCAACAAGAATTTCAAAAGAGGTATCAGCAACTTGTTCAAGAAGCTCAACAACAAGGTAAATCTCCTGATAGTGTTGATCCTCAAAATGCTATGCCTGACCAAGAAGAATTTATTAATAAATTTAATGAAGATTATATAGATAAAGAAAGTAAACAAGGTCAAGATATTCTTAACTATGTTAGAGATTTAACTAATGACCTTCAAATATATCTTACTAACTTCTTTAATTATTGTGCTCTTGGAGAATGTTATAGTTATGCTGATGTTAGAAATCATAAAATTTATAAAGAAGCTGTTCCTGTAATTGAAGCATATCCTATTCCTAATAATAATATGATGATTGAAGACCATGATATGTTTGCTCGTAAAATTATGATGTCTTATAATCAAATTATTGATATGTTTGATGATGAACTAGATGTTACAGATAAGAATTATCTTGAGAAATATTATTCTAATTATACTGACAAATCTCCTAATAAAGTTCTTAACTTTAGAGAATTTTATAAAGCTTATGCTGGAGTTTGTGATAAGTTTAATGATGAAGAAAGAAATTTCTTTAAACAAAATAATTTAGCTCCTTATGAAGCTAATGGTAATCTTTTTGAAGTTTGGCACGTAGTTTGGAAAGGTTTTGCTAAAAGAGGTATTCTTACTTATATTAATAATATAGGTATGCAAGACCAAAGAATAGTTGAAGAAGATTATCAACTTAATCCTGATGCTGGAGATATTGATATTAGTTGGGAATGGGAAAGTCAAGTTTATGAAGGTTATCGTATTGGTACTCGTTATACTGGTATTTATCCTATTAAAGCTAGACCTATAGCTTATCAACGTGATGGTAAACTTCCTTATAATGGTATTATGGAAGTTATTCCTTA